GTTTGGTCAATAATCACGATGGATTCTCGTTGGAACATTGAGCCAAGGGTTGTTGCCCACCAGTCACCCTCCTCTAGGCGACGGCGTTCAACTGGGTCTAGGGCTTGCAGGGCAGTACGGTAAGAGTCAGCATCAATTCCGGGGTTATCTGACAATTTGGATGGAACAAAAATACGACCCTCAGTTTGCCCTTCTACGATGAATCGTTGGCGAACCCAGTTCGGCGCAGGGTTGCAGGCGGAGCGCATTCTCAAGGGGACTTGAGCCAGTGGGCCCGAAGCAGGACGACGCAGACGGGAGAACATATATCTGTAGTCCGACTCTCTGATTTCAGTGACTTCGTCCATGCCAATAAATTGAAATTCAGCACCCTTGTAGCGTAGGAAGTCCTGCTGGTTATTTAGGTAACCGAAAGAAAGTCGTGCTCCGGAAGGGAATACTGCCGTGTAGTTGTTCGCATTCCAGCGAACATCGTCAACGGTTGACATCCAACTAATAAACCGGTCCATGATGGCTCCGGGAAGTGCCAAGTCGGCATAGGTACGACGGAATATGATGGCAGAATAGCCAGGAACGTCAACATATTGCAACGCTGACATTAACAACGCGGAAGATTTCCCACCGCCAGCCGCTCCTCCGAATAGTGCCTCTAATGAATATGTTCTGAGGAAAACCTTTTGAGTAAGAGAAGGTTCTTCTGGGCAGAACGATGGTTGCTTTGGCTCCAGAAATTGGAGAACTTTATTCCAGTCCGTCATCATCCACTCCAAACGGCTCGCAATGTATTAGATTGTCTCTCGTGAATCACTTCAAGGCATATAAGCACGATAGCATATGAAAACAATCATCGCGAAATTGCTAATCAAGTTACGGATACACCTCCAAAGGGAACGCATCATAACCCGTTCCTTTTCTGCCCATTGTTTAATGGTATTGTTTATTTTGCTTACGGCCATTGGAGCAGGTCTTTTATTGCCGCCTTTGGCCCTTATCGTGGCAGGTGTAAATTGCGGACTATACGGATATCTGCTGGGTTCTGATTAACTATGGCATGGAACAAAACTGAAAATAAATCACTTGAAAATCAAGCGCAGAAATCTGCATTTGGCCCAGGTGGAACCGTTGCCCAAAATGCTTCGTATGTTGGCAAGGGATACCGTGACCCGTGGGATATTGAGCGAGCCTATAAAGAGGGCATGCAGAAGGTTACCTGGGTTGCACGGTGCATCGATGCCATCGCTGGCAACCAGGCAAGATTGCCTATTGTCTTACGAAAAGATAACTCGCCTGACGGAATGATTGTCAAAGGTAAGACAGCAAAAAATAGTGGCTTACTAGACATCCTAAACACCAAATCTAATATTGGTGAAAACTCCTTTATCTTTAGGTACAGAGTCTCGTCACAACTCCTACTAGGAACGCGCGGAGTCTTTATTGAAAAGGTGCGTGGACGTGATGGGGGCATAATTGGACTAAACCTGCTCCCCCCGCAGTCAACCGCCCCAATCCCTGACCCAAAGACATTTGTTTCTGGCTACGAAGTACTGATGCCCAACGGTGACAAGGTCATCATGAAGCCAGAGGATGTGTGCTGGATTCGTAGACCACACCCAATTGACCCATATCTTTCGCTCACGCCGATGGAGTCAGCGGGTATTGCCATTGAGATTGAAAACCTTGCAAAGTTATACAACAGGAACTATCTACTCAACGACGGTCGTCCTGGTGGATTGCTCGTTTTGCGTGGGGAAATTGATGACGACGACAAGGATGAACTACGCAACAGATTCAGAGGCAACCTCGGTCGCGTAGGTCAAACAACCGTAATTTCCGCTGATGATGGGGTTGACTTTGTTGATACATCATCAAGCCCACGAGACGCCGCCTATATTCAAATGCGCCAGATTACAAAAGAAGAGATTCTTTCTTCATTCGGCGTTCCGGAATCAGTTATTGGTAATGCTGCGGGCAGAACGTTTTCAAATGCAAGCGAAGAAATTCGTGTTTTTTGGAATGAAACAATGTCTCCGCACCTTGAGGTCATTGCCCGTGCGTTAGATGAACTTGACGCAGAGCATTATATTGATTTTGATACTTCAAGTGTTCCAGTCCTAATTATTGCAAAACAAGAAGTTGAGCGATATTTGCTGGATGAATTGCGTGCTGGACTCATTTCAGTCAACGAATATAGAACTGGCACTGGGCGCAAGGATGTTGAGGCAGATTTGGCTGACAGCCTTCTTATGAACCCCAACCTCACTCCCATTGCCAATACAAAGATGCCAATGGCACCTCCTCAAGAGGGGATGCCAATGCCAGGAGCAGGCGGCCCAGGAATGCCTCCGGGTGCGCCGGGAATGCCTCCAGGGATGCCAGGAATGCCTCCTGGAGCCCCAGGCGGAGGAATGCCAGGAATGCCGCCCGACATGCCAGCAACGCCTCCTCCGGACCCGACCACGATGGCTGGAGCAATGGCTCTTGAGTCTATGGGTGGTGGAGCGCCCCCAGGGATGGCGGCGATGGGCGCCAGCACTTCTGAAATCCTGACAAAAGATGATTCCAGTGAGACGTCACTGTCTAGGTGGACAGAAATTCTTGACCGAGGAATTGAGCGAGTCTTAGAGCGCATGCAACGAGTTGTTATAGAAAAAATGAACGGGCAAAAATCTCGCAAGTCCTTAATGCAGGGCTCACTTGATATTGATTCGGTTTTTTCTTTGGAAATCTGGCATAAACAACTAGAGGAAGACATTAAACCTGTTCTTTCTACGATTATCCGTGACTCTCAGGCTCTTTATTTTGAGAAATCTGATGGCTACAGGATTCCCACAGCCCAAGATACGGTCATTAACATTGATGCACAAATGACGCGAATTAAAGAAATTATTGACAATGTCCATACGCAGGTGGGGTCAGCAATCTATAACTCGTACGGCATCAATGATGAGGCTGCTCGTAATTCGGCCCTTCGTTCATCTGTGACTTCTATATTCATTGATGCAATCGCCAACATTAAGCCGCGGGTTGCGTCTGGCGAAGCCCGCCGAGCATGGGAATTCAGTCGCCCTTAGTTTCAGTAAACTCACGTAGAATTATTTACTGAAACTCCATCTATTTATCCCTAGTTGCACTCATAGTTGATGAGTAGAACTATTATTAAGAGCGTCGTTAGGAGCGGTATGTCTACAGACCAAATCAGTTTCAAGGCACTAAATGGCCAGATTAATATTGATGAAGCACAAGGTATTGTCGAGTGTTTCGTTGCCGCAGTCGGCAACAAGGACTCAGTGGGCGATGTTGTCGCTACTGGTGCGTTTACTGAAAGTCTCAAGCGCCGCAAGCCTCGTGTTGTTTGGGGGCACAGTTGGAACGACCCAATCGGTAAAGTTCTAGAAATCTACGAAGTCCCTACTAGCGACCCGCGATTGCCAATGAAGATGAAGCAAGCCGGTGTTGGGGGGCTGTTTGCGAAGGTTCAGTTTAACTTGGCTACAGAAAAGGGACGCGAAGCATTCGCTAGCGTTGCCTTCTTCGGCCAAGAACAAGAGTGGAGCATTGGCTATAAGACGCTCAACGCAACATTTGACCCTGGCTCACAGGCAAACATCCTTCACGAAGTTGAGTTGTATGAAGTGAGCCCAGTTCTACATGGAGCAAACCAACTCACCGGAACAATCTCTGTCAAGAGTGATGAGGGCGAAAAGTGTGGGGGCCCCATGGCCCATATGCCAAGCATGCCGTCCGGACCCGCCATTGTTGGTCGTCCAGTTCTTTCGCCGGTTGTTCGCCAGGTACATTTGCCCAGCCCACAGCGCCAACAGAGCCGTGAAGATATCTTCGAAGAAGGGGAATCACGCGTTCTCCCAGACGAAGCACGCAATGCTCTCGCCTTGGAACTAATGAGCAGGTCGCGCCTACCCCTAGACATCATCCACGCAACGGAAAACTCAGTCACCTTTAATCGCGATGCTGGAAATGGCAATTCAGTAACCTACAGACTTTCATATCATCGTGAAGAAGAAACTGGCGAGTACATGTTTGGCAAACCAGAAAAAATTGGGATGCGCAATGAACAAAGCACGATGCCGTCGGCTCCGGTTGTTATTCCTTCGCAGATGCCTTCAATGCGCATGAACGTCAAGCCTGGTTCTGGCATGCCTACTGGGATGATGTTCCTTGCTTCTGGCGGCAAATCCCTGGATGAAGCATTGGATGAAGCCGCTGACGTCATTATTGATGTGGCGACGAGTGGCGGTATGGCTTTGCCCGCGGACAAATTGCAATACGCGATTGACCTTCTTCAGAGCATTAACGGCTCCAAGCAAGACCCTGCGGAAGAAGAAGTCTTTACGGTTCTCTGCTCACCAGATGAGGCGTACCAAGTAAAGAGTTTGCTTGACCCAGTTATTGAATACCACCGACTGGATGCTGAAGTGGATAACCAAGGCGTAC